AGATGCTTTTGCAGATAATTTTTACGACTCAAAAGAAGCAGGTTTAGCTCTTGCCTGCTATGAAATAATTGAAGGAATCTGAGGATCACTGAAAAAATTTGAGGGCTAAAACCCTATAATAAAATAGAGGATGATATAGAGTATGAAAAAGAATGAGTTCGAAGCAGACTTAGAGATTGATGTGACCGCACTTGACCTTGCCGCAGCGACGCAGGCCGAGAAATTTTTTAAGTGGGCAGAACAGGCCGCTGAAGCGAAGAAGGAAATGGATATGAGTAAATTTAGGCTCGATGTTCTTTATGCTCAGCTCCAAACGAGAGCCAGAACTGACCCTGAAAGTTTTGGCATCCAAAAGGTGACAGAAGCTGCTATAGATACGGCTGTTAAAGTTTCCGCCTCCTATCGGGAAGCCTATGAAAAGTGGTTAGAAGCTAAAGCAGAAAGCATCATTCTGGATGAGGCGGTAGAGGCGTTTCAACATAAAAAGAGGATGATTGAACTTTTAGTAACGCTTCACGGCCAACAGTATTTTGCAGGGCCTTCAGTTCCAAGGAACTTAGTGGAGGCTTGGGAAAAGATGAAAAATAAAAGGGGAGCGAAGGTGATAGAACAAACGAAACTCCGCAAACGGGGAACTATTTCCAATGGATAATCTTTTTACATTTAAAGGGGCCTCGATTTTTTTCCTATCGATCATTTGGGTTTATATTGTATCCCGCATGATAGGAAGAGCGTGGGTGAGGACTCTGGAAGATAAAGATAAAACAAACAAAAGCAAAAGACAGCATGAGTAAAAGAAATAAAAGAAGTAAAAGAATCCGTCTGTCACGGGATGAAATAATCAAAAAATCTACAACTCCAACCAATGGCGGTGGGAATTGGTTTCGCCTCCGGGAAGGAGTAGAAATATGGGAACCAAAGGAGAGAGGCAGGTACCTCATTGACGTGGTGCCCTATGAAACAACGAGTAAAAATCACCCTAACGGAGTGGCAGCGGGAGTCGTTTGGTATCAGCATCCCTTTAAAATCCATCACGGCATTGGAGCTGATGGAAAGTCGGTTGTATGTCCTACGACAATTGGGAAGAAATGCCCGATATGTGAAGAGATTCAGAAACTCTCCAAGGAGTACGATAAAAACGAGGATGCTATTAAATCCCTGCGACCCCAGAGATATGTGGCATTCAATATACTACATCCGGATGACCCGGACAAGATTGCTATTTTTGCCCTTTCTGTAGGCAAGTTCTACAATAAATTGGAGCAGGAAATCCAAGAATCGGACGAGGAAGAAATAGCCAATTTTTTCGATGTAACCGATGCAGGCAAAACTTTGAAGGTTCGTTTTTCAGAGGCGACTTATGCAGGGAAAAAATATCTGGAAGCAACTAAAATTGAGTTTGTCGACCGGGACGAGATGGATGAGGATGAAATTTTTTCCAAGGTAGTTAATCTGGATGAGATGTTTGTGGTAATGGATTATGAAAAATTGAATTCTCTATTCCTTCAAACAGAGGAAGATGATGATGAGGAAGATGATGACATTCCTTTTGATCATCCATCTAAAAAAACACTTCCAAAAGCATCAACCAAGCATGCAAAACAGGACGAGGAAGATGATGATGACGAGGACGAAGAAACTCCTAAAAAGCCTCTGAAATCAAAAGCATCGACCAAGCCTGCAAAACAGGACGAGGAAGATGATGATGACGAGGAAGATGATGATGATTGGGGAGATGATGATGACGATGATGATTGGGACTAAACATTCTCTAAAGGAGGGAAAACAAGTACATAGCATAACAACATCAAACTAATCAAAACACGGGAGCCTCTTCGGGGGCTCCCCTCTTAAAACGAAAATGAAGACAAAAGAGAAAAGCGAGCAGATTATAGAGGCTGCTCAAAAAACAAAAAAACCGGAGCCAGAGAAGATAGCAAGATGTCTTTCAAGTGGCTCGACCCTGTTAAATCTGGCTTGTACGAACACCGCAGGAGGGGCTTTCCCCGAGGGCAAATATATTTTTTTCGTGGGTGACTCAGCCTCTGGAAAGACATTTTTATCTATGACCTGTTTTGCAGAAGCGGC